CGTACGGCCATCCCCAGGCACCGTGCGGTGTCGGCAATAACACCGCGATGACACAAAAGTGTGCATCGCATTGTGCCCCACATCACTTTCAACCCCATTGGTAATGAGGAAAGATGATGGCCGATTCGAAAACACAAACTAGGGCCACGGCTACGGGCGGAAAGCTTTCACACACGCCCGACCATCAGGATTGCCCTGCCTGTAAGGCGGCAGATTTGCTCTTGGTTCAGATTGATTCTGATTTTTCCCGGCGTCTGTTCAGGGAAGCCGCGGAACTCTGGATGACGATTCGCCGGCGCGATAACAGCTTGAAAGCCCGCACCCACGAAACCAACACACAGTACATCGAGGCCCTGGGCCGATTCTTTGGTAACATGCGCCTCAATGACATCTCCCCCGGCCACCTCAAGATGTACCAGGACGCGCGGGCGAACAATCTCCTGATCGTTGCCGAAAAGGAAACCCACCCGTGGAAGCGCGCGGCCGGGCATTCGATCATCAACCACGAAATCTCCACCCTGGCGCAGATCCTGAAGCACTGTAAGCTGTGGGATCGGCTTCGCCCGCTCTACTTCCCGCTCACCACCCCGAAGTGGAGTCCGCGCGAAGAAAAGATTTTGAGCGAAGAGGATGAACAGGATTTGTTTGAGAAAGCGGCCAAACATCCCGAATGCGCGCTTGCCTATTGGGTTGCGTGCATCACCAACAACACTTCCGCGGCGGGGTGCGAGTTGCGCGGGCTTCGCCTGAAACACATTCATCTTCGGCCCGGCAATGATATCTCCGAAATCTACGTGCCCTCGGACGCGGTGAAGAACGATGCCCGGCCGCGCAAGATCGCGTTGAACCGCACCGCGAAGTGGGCTGTGGAGCAATGCTATGGGCGCGCCCTCAAGTTGGGATCGTGCCAGCCCGATCATTACCTGTTCCCGTTGCGCCTCAACCGGGAGAAAACCACGGACGGCGCCAAGCACCGGGACAAGTACGATCCGACGCGGCCGGCTTCGCGGTGGTTCATCCGTAAGAGTTGGGAGAAGCTTCGCAAGGTGACGGGCTTTACGGAATTAAACCCGCACGATCTGCGCCATCAATGCATCACCCGTCTCTTGGAAAACGGCGTGGAACCGGAGACGGTTCGCTCCATCGCCGGGCACGTCACCCAACAGATGATGGAGTATTACTCCCACCTTCGCCGGCGGGTGAAGTACGAAGCGGTGATGGCGATTGAACTGGATGAGCAGCGGCGCCGCAAGCAAGGCCCGCAAGCGGTGCGCCGGTACGCCTAAGACACGAAGGCCGGGGATCGATCTCCCCGGCCCGGAACTTGTATCGTACGATGCACGGACGATAAAGTGCTTATACCCCCCCCTGATTCGGCTTGGACGCTTCGCATCCCTTCCACGGGTCCTGATTCTCGAAGTAACACAGGAACGCGGCGTTGCAAATAATCGCGTCGGTGTTGGCGTCGTCGGTGTTGCCGTTGTCGATGTAATTGAGCAGGTGTTTCATTAGGTGATTGATGGTCGCCTTGCGGAACTCCGGGCCGCCCACCCGCCAGTTATTCTCCCCGTGGTTGCGTGCGCCCAATGCCAGGCGCCGCGCCAGGGCATCAATTGCTTCCTTGGGGATGAGATCGTAACGCTCTTCCAACACCGAGCGCGTTGAGCCGTCTTCGAATACCGCCTTTGCCATTGTTCCCTTTCCTGGTTTTGAAATCGGACGATCCCCACAGCACGAAGCCGGTGTCTGAATCGTCGTACTCAAGCGTTGTTTCGTACATTACCGATACCGGCGTTCGTAGAAGCCACGATCAAAGAACGGGAACCACTCGGAAGCAAAGCGGGTGATGATGCCCCGCGTGTTTTGCTTGATGCGAATATCCCAGAAGCCCACGTGCGCGGCGATCTTCTTTTTGCGCATGAACAGGCTTTGATCTTCGGTTGTGCCGGCCTGAAGGCAATGCACTTCGCGCGGATAGCCGTACTCCGCCTTGTGGTAGTGCCCGATGATGAGCACCTGGGGCTTTTCCCCGCCCTGGTAGCTTTCCACGATCTTCTGGGCCGTGTAAGACGTGGCGTAGGCCGATCCACCGCCGGGATGGAGGACGCGCATCACCGATTCCCCGGCGCCGCATTTCAGCGCGACATCGGCCTCGCTGTACCCGAGGTACTCAAGATCACGCCGCCCGGCGCGCTCCGCCCGCATCTGAAGGTATTGGCCGGGAATGATGCCCTCGCGTTGGGCATACCACCCTTCGTGATCGTCGCCATCGATGAACAGGGTCCGGATTCCCGCGCGGTGGGGGAAGTTATCAATGAAGTAATCGAACTGGTTATCCATCCCCGGCGCGGTGACAAGCTCCGTCTTATTGAAGCGGGCTTCGCCGTCCACGTAGTTCCCGGCGTTGAGTGCGGTGGTGATCCCATTGCGTTCCGCGTAGTCGTACGCCGCATGGAGCACATCGAGGCGGGATTGCCGGTTGCACAGATGGTTGTCAGACGTGATCAGGAAGCGATGCGTCCATTCGGCGCGGGGATCGCCCTTGATCTCATGCCGGCCAGGCGCCAGGGCCGCGGTGGTAGTCATCTCGAATACCCCGCCGGGATATTCGGTAATCATCACCCCACGCTCTTTCATTTCGGCCATCGTGCGCCGAAGAGTTGACACGTTCACGCCTAACTCTTGCGCGAGATCCTTTGCGGCCACCGCATCTCGGCGGAGGCAATCGCGGATTTTCTTTTCGATCTCTTCCGGGCCAACCACCGCCGGTTCGATCACGCCGCTATGGCGGTACTTGAGAACGGTGGTGTTGTGAAGGCCCAGGCGCTTGCCAATGGCCCGATCCGAAAGGCCGCGGCCGGAAAGCTCAACGATCTTGCGCTGCTTGCTTACAGGGACAGGCGGTGACGCCATTAGTGCCTCGCTATCGCCAACAGGTGATACGCCACTTCGATCAGCCCCACCACCGCGGCCACCAGCCAACCCGCGCCGCCGGCGCGCTGTTTCAAGCTTTCCAACACGCCGATCCGTTCCTCGTGGCTTGCCACTTGCAGTTCGAGCCGCGGAATACGGCCCTGCGGGTTCTCTGATTTTTCGTCAGGTGTGCCGAACATCTTCGTGAGGATCACGCGAAAATCCGCGCGAAGGCCGCGTACTTCGTCGGTGAGTTCATGGAAGTTATCGGTTGGCGCCACTGGTCTTACTCCCCTGAAACCACTATGCCGCTAAGTGGAAAGGCCCCGCGAGTTAGGCGGGGCCAACCATGGTTTGTTTGAATGTGGGCCTTAGTTCTGTTGAGCCGCGGGAAGGGTGTTGAGAGCCGCCACAACCGCGTTGACCCATGCCTGAACGTTGACGGGAGTGACGGGAATGTTATTCGCCTTGGCGAAGGCGTTGTATTCGCCCTCAATCGCCTGGAGTACAAGCGCGAGTTTCTGCGATCCGCTTCCGGTCTGATTGCCAGCCGCAATGGCAACGGCCTCGGCCTTGCCGATCTCCGCCACCGTCGCATTGAACAATGGCGCTACGCCGGGGAACAGAAGGTTGACGAAGGGTTCGGCCACCTGGGCAACCTTCACGGCATCGGTAAAGAACACCTTGAGGCCATGCCCCACGGCGGAAAGAATGCTCTTGAAATTCATGTCTGATCCCTCACGATCATGATTTGGCGGTTGACATTGATGGCCGGCTTACTTGCCGGCCGGGTCCTTTGCGATCAGGCCCAGGAGCACGGTGGCAACCGCGGTGATGAGTTCTACCACCGTTCCCGTTCCCGCATGGCCGAGGGTGATGCCCTGGCCGCTGAGCGCGCCGGCAATCGCCACAATGGCGATCAGGATGCCAGCGGCTGAAGTCTTGGGATGATTCCAGATATTCGAGAAACTCACTCAATTACCTCCAGGCGATCATCGCCCTCGGTTGCTTTCACCCGCACGTAAGCGCGCGTGGCGTGGTTCTGGATAATGCATCCTTCGCTGGCGGTGTGATTGCCGGCGGAGTTATCGCCGTGCAACATGAACCCATCGCGGCCGTGCATCTGATTGCCGGGATCGGGAACCAGGTCACACACGCACGGGCCTTTGTGCGCATCGTCGCGCCAGTTGCGGATGGCGTAGAAGCCGCGCGGGATCGGCCCGAGGCGGTGCAACTCCTGATCGGTGGGTTGGTTCGCATGGTAGCCGTGCCCCGAGTAACCCACACCCGCAACCTTGCCATCCCGCGATAACTCACCCGTGCTTTGCCGATAGGTCCACATTGCCGTACCTTAGTTGGTGCTTGAGCCGCCGTTGAAGAATGAGAGCGCGGATGCGCTGGCGCCCTGATCGGTCCACACGGCACAACCATTCGTCACGCCGCATGTTTCGCTCGTGGTCCCGCCTGATCGGTTCCAGGTGGGAGCGGTGCTTGCGTTCACCCATCCCGCGGTGGTGGCTTTCTGAAAATGGCTGCCGTCATAGATCACGGTGTTCAACGCGATGTATTGATTGGGAAGCCACACGTTCTGTGCGCCGGCCACAACCATATCGGTGACAGCGAACGCGGTAGACACAGCCGCCGCGGCGATGCCATTGAGAGTGAGCGTCGAAGGCCAGTACGTGTTGTACGTGGCGGTGGAAATCAGGCCGTCATACCGGGGTGTGCCGGTGGCATTGCTGTAGCAATGGCTGGCGCCGGGAACGGGCTGCGATCCACCCGTGAACACCGTCTTGTTCACGTACCCGACGACACAAAAAGAAACGGTTCCCGAAGAGATCGTGACGTTGGTGGGAATCCAGTAAGTGACGGCAACGCCGGCGGGAGTCGTATAGCTTGGAAGGGAGATTGCCGTTTGCGCGCTTGCGAATGTGCCCGCAACCAACAGCGCAAAGGAGATCAGAACTCGCCTCATGTTTCTTCTTACCTCTAAGGCGAGGATGGCCCTGATCGGGAATTCCGAGCGAAAAATACGGGCCGATGCGCCCAAGGAAGAATGAACACCGGCCCGCCCTCAACCCCAGGATGGAAGCGGATTTCCTGAGAGTTTCTAACTTGGGGTTACGTTCCGCTACAGGCCGTGGTCTGTGAGACAAGCTGGCCGGAAGAGTTGATGCATAGATAGCGGGTTCCGGTGGTGGACTTCAGAAGCGGGATATACACGTTGCCATCACTCCCGACACGCAGGGCCTGGGTGTTGTAGTTCGTCGCGCCGCCCTGGTAGACGATGAAGCCGCCCGTGCCCGATGTAGACGTGTTGTTGACTGTCACCGCGGCCGTGCCTTCACTATCGATCTCGGTTCCGCTTCCGTTGTAGAGACGCATGTGCGTCACGCCGCTTCCGGATGAATAGCTCTTGATGTTACACACCGAAGTGCTGGCGCAATCGAACCGCCAGGCCTCGGTACTCCCCGAATAGAAGCGGTGATACCCGTAGTTGGTGAAGTTGCCGGAACCGTCAAGCGTGCCCACGGTAGCCGGCGAAGCTCCGCCCGAACTGAAGACCACGCCGCCCGTGCCGGAATTGGTAGAGCAGTTGAAACAGACACTTCCGGTCCCGGCCCCGTTCACCGCGGTCTGGTTGTTTCCGCCGGCGGTGTTGAGTTGGCCGATCTGCAGCCGGATAGCGTTATTGATCAGGTCCTGGTAGATCCAGTTGCTTGCGCCGGCCGCGCCGTCCGTGGTTCCCCAAAGCCAGTTATAGACGCTGTTCGACGTTCCCTGATCCACTTGCGTTTCCCACTGAAGGCCTCGCACCGTGCCGGTTCCCGTGCCCAGGCGAAGATGATTCACCACGGTGGCATCCTGTTGCGATGCGTACCAATCGCCCTTCATCCCGTTTACGGTGCGATGAAAGGCGTCCTGGAAACTGTTCCGCGAACCGTTGTCGATCAGTTGCCCGGTGAACAGGGTCCCGCCGGTAAACACCGAATTGAAGCTCGCGCCGGAATCAGCCTGGTATTGGATGGTGGAGTTCTCATTGCGAAGGCCCGTCACCGTGTTATTGACGGCGTTGGCGCCGAGGTGCATCATCGTGGAACAGCTTTCGATATCTCCACCCACCCAGGTATTACCATCGCCGGCAACGATGTTCACGCCGTAGGTGCCGGCCACCGGGCTTCCGCCGCTCGTGGGGCAAGCGATGTGAAGCCGGGTGAAGGTGCTTGCGTTGGCGAAATCGCCAACCACCGATCCGGAGAGATGGCCCGTCATGTACACGCCGGTAGCGAAGCCGCCAAGCGTGTCCGAATCGAACGAACCGCCGGAATAGTTTCCGGTCCCGTCAAGGTAGATGCCCACCTGGCCCGTGCCCTGATTTCCGTTGCCGTAGACGTTGCGCAGATCGATCTCCTGGGTGCGATAGAACGCGAACCCTTGTGCCGTGCTTCCCCCGCTTGCGGTGTTGAGGTTGATGTTATCCAGGTGGAAGCCCTTCGTGTCTACGGCGTAGGAAGTATCGCCAACCTGAAACGCCGCTCCCGATCCGGTGTACACCCACACCGTTCCGCCCTGCGTCCCGCTTGCGGTTGAGCCGCCCTGATACGCACAGCCGTGAATGCTCACATTGCGCGTGCCGGCGGCAACGATGATCTTCTGCGCCGTGGTAACGGTGGAACAGGGCAGGTATATCACGGTGTTGGCTTTGGAAATCGTGACGGCGGTGGTCATGGTGATGCTTTGCCCGCCATAGTTCCGGCCTTCGCAGATCCCGCCGTACGTGCTGTTGATGGCTGTAAGACAGGAATTCAGCTTCGCGCCGAAGTCGGACCCGGAAAGCAAGCTGAAATCCGTGGCGCCGGGAAGGCCGCCCGCCGGTCCCGGAGTCCCTTGCGGGCCGGGAATGCCGGTCTGTTGCACCACGAACGCGGTAGTGGCCGGCGCGTAGTTATCCAGGTTGCACGTTCCGCTTGCACACCAGGTATTGTTCGCCGCGGGCTGAAGACACGGATACAGCCCCACGTTCTGTTTCGCCGGCGGTAGCGTCGGGTCCACGAGGCGCGCGTAGAGACACAGGTTTTGCGGGTTGGTGAGATTGGTATCCGGCACGGTTACGCCGCCCCACAGGGCGCCGCTAGTGACTTGGAAACATACTTCGTGAGTGGTTCCCTGGCCGCCCCCGCCGTACTGAAAATTGATCACCGCGCCGGCGTTGTTGGCCGGGACCATGCACAGCTTTCCGGTGAAGGTTTTTCCGGAGAGCGTCTTGGTATTCGAAGCGATCAGATTGACGGTCTGCGCGCCGGCCGTGACGGCGATCAGCGCGCACCCGAAAGCGGTAAGTAACTTGCGTCCCATAGTTCTAACATGGCCTGAGACGCAAGTTACGGGCTATTTCAACTGGTTGATTGCTCCACCCCGGAAGTATGCGCCCCCGCCGAACACCCAGGAGATTTGCCACACCACACAGCCCGCGGCCATTGCTGAATTGGCGTCCCGCGTATTCGGCACCGTTCCCGGAAGGCCGCCGGGCGCAGTGGATGGGTTGGGGAACACGCCAAGGTTCGCCGATGCATCGAGGTACGCATAGGCGTAATACGTGGTGTTGGCCGCCGGCGTCCCGAGGTATTGGAAGATTTGATGCGGGATGGAAATGATCGCACCGCCCGGCCCCACGAGGTTCCCGGTTGGCGATTGCCACCCGATAGGCGGGTTGGCAACATCGGCGATCACGAGGCCCGGCGGGTCCTGAATCACCGTACTGCTGAGCGTGTAGGCGGGCGGCTGATATTGCCACGTTGCCGGCGTGATGCTTTCGACGCTTCCGGTTGCAAGCGAACTCACAGCCACGATCATGTACACGCCGCTGCGCACCGTGGTATCGGTCCACGTGGTTCCCGATCCACTCCACAGCACTTCCGAAGTGAGCCAGGTGGACGCCTGGGGATTGTCGGTGTAGCGGATTTCGTAGTGATCGGCGCCAGTTGCCGGGTTCCACGTGAACACGGTCAGGGTGCTGGTCTGGTTGCCCGCGAAGCCGGTCACGTTGGCGGGCGCGTTGGTGGAGGCCTGGACGGTGATCGATCCGGTCAATGGCGTTCCGCGAAGGTTCCCCATCCAATCGAAACCCGTCACGCGCACGTTGTAAGTGGTGCCGATGTAGCCCACGAACGTACAGCCCTGGCCTTGAATGTTGCTGATAGTGTTCCAATCCCCGCCGCTTGCCTGTACTTCCACCTTCGCTCCCACGGCGGTGTTTCCGTTCATCCACCCCACGGCCACAATCGAAGTGTTGGTGCTTCCCGTGAGCGCGCCGTTCTGATACACCTCGGTCAAGCTGAGATTGGAGATCATCGGCGCCGAATCCGGAATGCCCACGATCTCACCATAGTTCGGCACTACGTCTTCGTAGCAGATCAGGTTGTACTCAAGGGCGGAGATATCGAAGTTGAAATCCCCGTTGCGCCGCACACCCACCACCCGGAACAGCTTCGCGGGCTGATATCCGCCGCTCTGGCCGTAGGCCCAGGCGCTGTCCGGAGTCGGGATGGCTGAGAAGTTCCCGGCAACCGTGATCGTTCCCCCGGTGGCTGTGAGGTTCACCGCGGTCACGTTGAGGTTATCGATCACGTTGAGATCGTAGAGCGTCACCGCCTGGCCGGCGGCCAACGTGCCCGTACTTCCCGAGATGGTGATAGCCGTCCCGCCGTACCCGGTGACGATGTATTCCGTCCCATCCGGGCTAACGGCCTTGACGATGCGGCCGGCGGGAACCGCCGCTGTGAGGGTGACGATGTTCCCGGCGGTGGATTGGATCGTGCGGGTTCCGCGCTGCACAACCGGGTGCTGCACGGTGACGGTGTACCCCGAGGACGCCGCGAAGGTGATATCCGTGCGATCCACCGCCAATGTGTTGAGGGTTGATCCAAGCTGAATGCGGCCACCCACGGCCCACTTGGTTACGTCCGATTGCACAGCGATCACCGAACCGCGCTTGCAACACACGGCCTCGATGGGCGCCGTGATCTGAATCGTGCGCAGGGTAAGCTTCGTGCTGAGCAATTGGTAGTAGGCCCATCGCCAGGCCTGATCCCGGCTTGTGCATCCAAGCAAGCGCGTGCGCGTCACCTTCGGCGGCAAGCCCGAATTCACATCATCGGTAGTCATCACCGACACGGGGAGGTCCATGCGGTAGTTGCGGGCCGCGTCGGCAAAGTCGCATTCGATCAGGGTGCAACGATCATCGAGAGCCAGCCACATTTCCTGGAAGCTGTCTTTCTTGGTGTTGCCCACGGTGAACAGTTGCACGGGATCGGCGGGCGCATCGATCACCACCGTGTAATTCATGCCGATGGGGATGATGTTCGCGCGGCTCATGTTGCCGATGGTCTGCAGGACTTTCCAGGCATCGCCGCTTTGATCGAACACCCCGGCGAAGATGTGCCGGCGCACCTGGGTCCCGTCCTGATTCATGACTAATTCATCGTTGAAATCGGCCCAAGCCTGGAACGCCGGAACATCGATGTTCGCGGCGGAAATGTTCATTCCATAGGTGGGATTGGTGAGCACGTCATAGGCAACGATGGCCGGGTTGTCATGTTCGTACGCGGCGAGCTGCGGTGGAAGAGAAGTATCCGCGCCGATGTCGTGCTCAACATCGCACATCACCTGGATATTGAGGCCGCTCAATTGCGAAGTGGCGAGGGCCTTCACACCCACGAGGATCATGTTCGGGTAAGACAGGTTCGACCAGGTAACTTCGTTGACGTTCCACAGCCACCCGTCGCACACGTGCTTTGAGTCGGTGGAGTCGCCCATCACGAAATCGGAACCCGTATCGTTCATGTACCCGATCTTCGTTACGCGCGTGTCCCATTGCCCGGCCGCGAGGCCGTAAACGCTCACGGTGTCAAAGATGGGCGAGAGCGTGTCGTTCTGCACCACCCGGTAGCCCTGCCACCAATTGAGCACCCGAACCTGATTCATGTTCGGATCGCACGGTTGCCATTCGCCCTGGAAGGTGTGAGACACGGTGGAGTGCGATCCATCGAGGTTGTACACAGCCACATTCTGATTGATCGTCACCTTATCGCCCGGCGTGTGGCTGGTTCCGCTCACGTCTTCGTCATAGACGATGCCCGAACCCGCGAACCGATCGGTAGGCACAACCACCCAATTCGGCCAGGTCTGCGTTCCATCGGTGTGAGTGATGGCGATAGTTTCGGTGTTCTGAGGAAAGAGCGGGACCGTCCATGCGCTTGTGCCATGCGGCGCCACTTCTACTTTGTAGATGAACTTCAACGGGACGTAATTGCCATTGTCGGTGACGCGGTAGAGGCCGCCGGGGAACTTCACCGTAATCTCAAGGCCCTGCACGTTGGTTCCCGTGCCCGGAACCACGATGGGCGGAGCGGATACCAGCATCTGGGTTTCCTGCGGGTAGCCGTTCACGGTTTTGTCGAAGCCATCGATAGGCGTCTGATTGTTCGTGCCCAGGCGCACCTGATAGCTGCAATTCATGTAGTTGTTAATAGACTTGCCGTTGATGCGCGGGTTGGTGACAGACTTCCCCGGCCCCCACCCGTAGCACGTCAGGACGTTGATATAGGCGTCTTTGCCATCGAAGTTGATGTAAGACGAAACCACGTTCCCACACCAGCCGAACTTGCTATACGCCTTCGGAACAGGTGTGCCGGGCTGTGCGGTTCCCTTTGGCCCGGTGGGATCGTAGGTGGTGGAGTATTGGCCGGGACCCGGAAGCCCTGGCGCCAATGCCCAACTCAGCAAGCCCGCGCCGATGCTTGCCGCGGTAGCGAACATCGCGGCAACACCGGTAGCCCCGAGGGCGCCGATCATCGCCGGGAACGCGAACAGGAGCGCGCCGAAAGCCATCATGCCGAGCGCAGCGCCGGCAAGCACGATCAACAGGCCCATTAGTTGCTTGCCGAAGTTTCCGCCGGCGGCCTGGGTGAGCAATACAAGCTCCTGGCCGGGCTTCGCTACGGTGCGCCAGATCTCTTCATCGGGAACTCGTTCGCCGTTGAGGCTGATCGCATAGGCTTCCGGATCGCTGAGATCGGCAACGCGCGAAAGGATCGCCCCGATGCTTTCGTTATCCAGCGGGGAAACATTGAAGACCCGCCGCTCTTCGAGGCGGAACGGGTTCCGGTTTTCGATGATGCGGACAGGGCGGGCGGTAAGCGCGTGCGAGATTTCTTCGGGAGACGCTACGCCGTCAATGCGGGTGGGAACCTGAACAACGGAAACATTCGCAAGAGATTGAACTAACTCTGCGCCTTCATCGTGCCTATCCATCGATAGAAGCCCTCAATTCGGTTGTGCCACGGAAACGCGTTGTAACGCTCCCTTACGACATAGCCGATATCTTGATGGGCATGAATCATGTATCCACCGCCGGTAACTACGCCAATGTGCCACTTGGGCCGGGTGGAGTGGATCAGGATTCCATCGCCGGGTTGGGGATTGTCGGTGCGCTCCCACTGTTCCTTCGCAGCGTGCAACAGGCGCGGGCGGCTTCCCCAGGGTGGAATCTCACGGCCGAGGCGCCGTTCGATCTCAAGCATGAGGCCCACACAGTCATACTCGTGCGGGCCACGGGCGCCGAAGCGATACGGCTTGCTCAGAAGGTCAAGCCATATCGCGGCGGGAAGAGTGTTCATTGCTGCGAGGCAAGCACGATGCCATTGGTTCCGATTCCGGGGAACGCGCCGAAGCGGGTTGCATTGTTATGCGCGATGCACCCTTGCGGGCCGTTATAGGTGCCGTCACAGTTCGCCATCGATCCGGAGTATTGGCATTGCGGGCCTTTGTACTTGCTCACCCACATACAGAAGTTCGCGCGATAGAGGAAGCGCGGGAACAGTTGCCGCATGGGTGACGGCGCCGAGAGTGAGAGCGTGACCACATCGGCCGCGCACACCGTCTTCATCACGGTGGTGGTCAACGCAAGATCGGGTTCGCCGGCGGGATGGGCGGTGTTATAGACGTAGATATTGGCGGTTGCACCCACCACGCCGGCATACTGTTCGATGATCCCCTGAAGGATGCGCATCACGTTCGATGCCTTGAGGATCATGGTTGGCAGTTGAGAGCCGCCCGGCTCTTCAATGGACAGGTCGAAATTGAAGGGCTGGTAAACTTGCGGGCCGTTGCCGTCGCCCGCATCAAAGGTGATCGGGTCCACGTTGCGCGCCAGGCGGAAGTGTTCGCCGCTCCAGATGATATCGAGCAGCAGAATCCACGCATCGCCGGAAGCAAGCTTGGACTTATCGCGCTGTGCGGCCAGGGATAGCACCGCCATGGGTGAGTAACCGGCGGACACTTATACCTCCGTGAGTTCGAAGTTGACGCCGTACCGTTTCACGCCGCTGCCGATGCCAATGTCCGAATACTCCGGAATCTTCGTGAACCGCACGGGCCGCGGTAGCGCATCGCTTCCCACCATGCGGCCGTACATCTGCACCGGGGTGAGCAGTCCTACACCAACCGCATCCCACAACACACAGGCCGTTCCATCGAGGGCATTGCCGGCGGCCGAGAGCGAAGCTTCGAGCGTGAGAGTGAACGTTGCGGCGTTGGCCGGGACGGTGATCTGTTGACTTACCAACTGCCACGTTGGGGAAGCCATAAAAACAGGTGGATTCAAAGGCGAGAGCGCATTTCCATTCGCATCTCTGAAGGCAACGGAAATCGCCGGCGCAAGGATGCCACCAGGAAGCGTACCCACCACCGTCTGACAATACCCCGCGAACAACAGGACATCACCCGGCGTGCAAGGGATCGGGACCGTGGTTGTCAATTGGCCCGCGGTAATGGCGCCTACTTGCCCGGCCACCGTTCCGATCTTGATGGCCGCGGCGCCGTCATACGCATTCACGGCGGTGGAGACGATGGAGAATTGCGGATTGCCATCTGTGCGATTCCACCCTTGCGCGATTTCAACGGCGTTGCATGGCAGGAACTCAAAACTCCCGTTCGGCAACAGGTTCGGAAAGAGGAAGGCGTTCGCGCCGCGGGCGGCCGTAACTTTGGTGAACTGATCCAGGGCGCGCTTGTCTTCGGCCACCAGGTTCCGGATGTTTACCTTCCACGTGTCACGGGCGCGAGTGTTGCGCGGGCGGGTGGCAACGTAACCCAATTCCATCTGATCGCGGATCGTGTCATCTTCGGTGCTCTTCGAAGAATCCATGCTTGGTTGGCGCGATAGTGACGGAACAATGGGGTAAGTCGCCATAATCTCAGCGTGTCCCGAATCAAGGAATCCGCGCTAAGTTGAAGGCATGGAAATACGCGCCACAGTTGACGTATCCGAAGCCGTTGCCGGCCTGAATGATCTACAGAAAAAGCAGATCCCGTTCGCGCTTGCGAAGACGCTCACAGGCTGTGCGAAGCGTGCGCAGGGCAAGGTGCAAGAGGGCCTGGGCGCGAAGTTCACCCTTCGGAACAACTTCACCAAACAGGGCATCCGGTTCAAGCCGGCGGAAAAGAAATCGGCGCGCATCGAGGCCGATGTTCACACCGACACGGCGAACCGGGCCACGGGCGCACCCGATTACCTTGTGGCGCAAGAGGATGGCGGGGAAAAGGTTCCCCACGGTGGCCGGCAATACCTGGCCATCCCGACGCGCTACCTTCGCAAGATGGCGCCCGGCGTGATCCCCCATGAGCTACGGCCGCGGAACCTGTTGGGCGCGGTGGGTGGCCGCTACACGGGCCGGAACCGCAAAGGCCAGATCGCCCTGCGGAATCAGCGGATAGTGAATGGCTTCGTGTTCTTCATACAGGACATCAGCGACGGACACAAAGCCATCATGGGCCGGTATTGGACGGAACGGGACGCCTATCCCTTTTACCTATTGATTCCCGAGGGCCACATTCGCCCGCGGTTGGATATGCAAAAGACGGTGGAAGCCGCCGCGCGGCAAGCGTTCCCGGAACTGTGGGCTGAAACGTGGCGCCAGATCATGGTTCGCGGGTTGCGCATCACATCGTAAGCCTTGACATCCGTGCTAAACTGCTGGCGTTTTCCGTTCAACAGGAGTTCCCATGCGCACGGCGGTTGCCCTGTTTGTCTTTGCTCTTGCCTCGGTTGCCTTCGCGGATGATGACTATCAAAAAACCGCTACTTACAATTGCGGGTTTGGACACGAAGAAACCCATGTGCTCATGCATCGGGATTCTCTGAAGGAACCATGGCAATTCGAGAATGAAAATGCGGCCAATTGGGTGACTCAGAATTGCAAGCCCGCAGATCGGGTCAAAAGGGTAACTCCCAAAAGCCATCAGGCTATCGAGACTCCGCCCGCGTTCGCCCAATCAACACCACCCGTCACGCCGGCGGTGAATACTTCCCCCGATCCGGGAGTGCCGTACTTCGGCCTCGCGCTCGTGGTTCTCACGTTGTTGATCTACTTCATCCCCACGCTGGTATCGGGGGCGCGCGGGTGTAAGGCGCACGGCGGGATCGTGGTGGTCAACATCTTCCTGGGATGGACGTTCATCGGGTGGGTGGTGGCGTTGGCCTGGGCCGCAAGCGGAGAGCCGCGGCCCAAGGTTACAGCTTAGGGAACCATCAACAGGCCCATGATGGCCTGGGCAATCGGCCCGTTACTCTCCATCTGTTTCATCATGATCTGAATCACCTGGGCTTCGCCGCCATCGCCGCCGGCTTGCTGTTGCGCCGTGGCTTGCATCGGCGGCCCCTGGTTCTGAATCACCACCTGTACACCGCCCGATCCCGGCGGCTTCCCGGTTTGCATCAGAGAGGCCGCAGCCGTCGCTATGGTGCCCGCTCCGCCGCCTACGCCGCCATTAGACGTGACGCTGGCGCCCTTGGGATGGAAGAGGCCCGCCATATCGCTCAGAAGCGTTCCTGCAAGCCCCGCGTGCCCGGAAGGACGGTTCGGATTGCCTTCCCAACTCCCACCGCTCAGCCCGCGCCCGCCGCGGCCGTCCGGATCGCCGAACAGCATCCCGAAGAGTTGCCCTTCGGCAAGCTGTGCCAGGTCCCGGATCAGATTGTTCTTGAGTTGCTTCCACCGCTGATCCCACCGCTCCGTAACATCGAAGATCGGATCGAAGACGCTGTGCGCGAACTTTTCCCCGACATCCCGCAACGCGCTGAGGTCCTGCCCTTGTTTCCCAAGCACCACGTTCGGAAGCGTAGTTTGGATGGATGGTAGATTGTTGGCATCCATGCCGGCGAGCATCTTTTTCCAATCCTCATCCTGGAACCACGCGCCGGAATCGCGCCGGAACTCCTCTCGCTGTTTCGCGGTGAAATCCTTCCAAAGTTGATCTTGTATATCGAGGGCATCGGTATCGATGGTCATTACCGCGCCTTCGTCAGAAGCCTTCGGCGCCTTGCCCGGCTTTTCCGGCTTATCGGAGCCAATCGGCGCGCTCGAATCGATCCGTTTCTTTGCCGCTTCGATCCGATCCATCGCATCGGCCTGTTGCTTCAACAGGTCCGCAAGATACTCCTGTTCGTGTTTCTGCCAGGCCGCGCTTCCGCTCTTGACGTTGGCCAGGTTGCTTTCGGCGCGCGTGATCTGATCGTTGAGGTCAACGAAGTACGCCTGGTTTTCGCGGAGATCGGCTTCGTTCCACTTCTTTTCGAGGGCCTGTTTCTTTTTGCGGTATTCCTCTTCGGAGATGTGCTTTTTACTGTGCAATTCCTCAAGGGACTGGAGTTCCTTTTGAAGCCCGAACTTCTCTCCGCCTTCGCGCCGTGCAACCCGGCCGGGATCGGACGCGCCGGCGATGTCTTCCGGCAACGCCTTGCCCATGGAAGTCGCGCGCTCCGCTTGCATGGTGGCCGGGCTTACTCCCACCAGCCGGGACAGGGCCTCGGTGATGCGCATCCCTACAGCCTTCCATGCGGCCTCAAGCATCACGGCCTCATGCCGCATCTCTTCCATTTTGCGGATGCCCTGTTCGTCCCACACGATTCCGAGGGCATTGGCTTCGCCTTTCAGTTCTTCCAACTTGCCGCCCATCTCATTCAAGATGGGAATCATTTCGGCGCCCATCCGGGTTCCGAAGATTTTGGCCGCGGCGTCACTCTTGGCAATGCCTTCCGGGAGTTGGCTGAATTTATCGGCCAGGAGTTCGAGAACGCCGTACATATCGTTCCCTTTGCTCCGCAACTCTTCCACGCTGATCCCAAGTTGCTGAAAGCCCTTCGCGGCCTTTGCGTTGCCGTTGTCGGCATCGTAGACAGTCACGGCAAGCTTCTTAAATCCACGAGTGAGCACTTCGAAATCAACCCCGGTGGCCTGGGCCGCGTACTTCAGCATGGAAAGGTTCTCAACCGAGATCCCGGTTTGCTGATTCAAATGGCCGATCTCCACCGCCGTTTCAATAGTGGATTTCACCATCTCCTTGAATTGGCTCACCACTTCTTGAAGGCCGATGGCAATGCCGGCGGTTTCCAGGCCATGCTTGAGCATTTCGCCCATCTCACCAAACGACAGGCCGGTTTCCTTCGCCTTCACCTGGGTGTCGGCAAGGTGCTTCTGTACCGCCCGGAAGACTTCACCGGACTTGTCTTCGCCGGCAACGATGATCGTCACGCCCTGTTTACTGGCCATCTGAATCCTCTTGCTTCAACTTTGCATTGCGGGCCGCAAAGAACGCATCGAACGCGGCCACCGGGCTGGCGAAGTTCCGTTGGCGCTTGCGCCGCGGTTCCCGGCCGGTGACTTTCGCCACCATCGCTTCCACATCGTCTTTGGCGGTGTGCGGAAGCATCAACCAACTCACCATCCACGCCAGCTCATCGTGTTGCGCGCGCCGTTCGCGGCGGATGCGGTCATGGTAGCCGTACAGGATCAACGCCAGTTCGCTGTATTGGAGCGCGTAGAACTCCGAGGGCGCCAGGCCTATTTCGCCGCACATAATACGGAAGGCATCTTCCCAGGTCCATAACTTCGCTTTCGCCCCGCGCCGTTTGCTTACTTTGCGGCGGGGGCGATTGCTTCCCCCGGTTGTTCGTCACCGTAATACTGGTTGATGCCCATCAACACCGCGGCCACGGCTTCGGTGATTTGCCGCTTGCACGTCAGGAAGCGGCCCACTTCCTCCTGGGTCAACATCTCCCCGCGCCGGCGGGCATCGTCCTGCAGCCCGGCCCACAGGTACACGCGAAGGTTCTCTGCGTTCACGCTCAACACCGGCTCGTCTTCGCCCGTCTCTTCGTTGTGGCGCTTGCCGATGGTTTCCAGAACAGTCTTTCCGGCCGCGGCGGTCCCTTTGATCAGGATTTCAGTATTGAGGTTGAAAATCACTTCGCGCCGGCGGTCAAGCTCTATGTAGATCGGCGTCTTCTGAATCATTGCCTTCCCTTTCGCGCCCTCATAAACAAAGAGGGCGGTGCCCCCTCCGAGCACCGCCCTTCCCCCAACTCACGCGGCGAAGGCGGGTTCCGCGTGAGTTCTTGTGGCAGCCCGCACAGCCCCAGAGTGAAGGCCGCCACGTCTCAGAATTTTGTTACTGTGGGACTACCGTAAACGGTCCCGCGCCCTTCATGGTGATCTGCACACCCTGCACATCGGTGTTCTTTCCGTCCCACTTCCAATCGGTGATGATCACCGAACCCTGATAGGAGTCTTCCCCGCTCGATGCGGCGATCTCCGGAAGCAGGGTAATGTTGATCGCCGTCTGACTCAACATCGCGGTGCGGAGATACTGTTGCGAAGTGTCGCCGGCGATGTAATCGAGCTTCGCCGATCCATCGAAATCCAGCAGCCCGTTCATACGCGACTTCCACCCGTTGTTGCCGTGATCGGTGGCATCGAGTTGTTCCGAAGTGAATGCGCCTTCCAGGTCCTTCAGGCCGGCAACGGTCAAGGCCGCCCCGCCGCCCGTAGGCGTGTACTGCAATTGCGCTTTGTAGCCTTGAAGCTTGTGCGGCGTGATGGCGGTTGGCATTGCTTTTCTTTCCTCCGTGCTTATTCAGCCAGATAAGTCTTGTTCACTGACGGGTCGTTTCTGTCTACTTCCACTTCAACCCGGATCGTGATATCTACGCAAACCTGATCACTCATGGACTTATCGACGTACCCGGTTTCGATGTTGTCAATGTAGGTATCGCTCACCAGCTTCCCCAGGGTGGGATCGGAGCGAACCTGTTTCCAGGCCCACAGCACAAGCGGATCGCCGGCCACGTCCACTTCGTCAGTTGCGGACACGTAGCCGCGCACAACGAAGGTGGCATCGATCCCCACGGCGTCATGCGGCGCCTCTTGCCTGACATCGATCTTCGTGGGGAACACGTTGAAGGCCGGCGCCTGTTCCGGATCAACGCTCTCGAAGCGTGCGCGGAACGCCGCGGCGGGCGATCCCGGCGCGTTGAGAGCGGCCATGATCGCCGTGCCGGCTTGGGTCCAAATAGTTTGCGTGCCCATCAAAGCCACCGCTTTCTGGTGAAGCATTCCAGGAACCCGACGCGCACGATATGCAACCGCACGCCGAACGGCATTCGGTAAAATACCGCGCCGTAGAGGATTCCAAGGAAGATAACGAAGCGATCAGCCCAAACCATCAGAAGCCCTCGCTATAGGCGTTGGCGGGAACTTCGGGCTGGCGGTCCGTGGCGCCGTCCAACAGGATCAGATCATCGGCAACGATGTTCGTCTTCCACCGCTTCACCTGGTGATCGTCTTCCCAGGACGTAGTGCGAAGCCGGCCGGAAATGTAAACCTTCGAACCTTTGCGGAGATACTGTTTGGCGATTTCGGCCAGGCGGCCGAAGAGCACAACCGAATGCCATTCGGTGTGATCCACCCAGGTTTCCCCGCTTTTCTTGCGTTCGTTGGTGGCAACGGAAACCATCGTCAACGTGCCACCGTTGCCCAGGTTCTTCGATTCGGGGGCTTGGCCGATGTTGCCCAACAGGGTAACGGAATTCACAGACTTGCTCATCGCATTCCTCGCTTTCAGGAGTCAGCACAAAAATAGTGATCAGTGATCAAGAGGCCACTGGCTTGAGGTAATAGTTGGACAGCGAAGTGTCCTGATTCTTCGTGGGAGCTTTCACGATGTAATCCACGCCGTCAACCGTAATGGTGTCCTTCGGCTTCGGCATGGGATTGAAGGCATTCCATGGGATCGTCAGGATCAGTTGTTCGGTATCGAAGCCGCCCGGCCCGCCGGCGTGTGAGAACACATCGGCATACTGGCTCAACATGCCCTTGATCGGCGCCCCGTCCTGATAAGTGGTAGTTCCGCCGAAGGCCACCGGCACACCCATATCGGCAAAGAACGCGGGAAGATCTGCGTCACCGAACATGGTTTACTTGGCCTTCGCGGGCACGGGTTCGGTATACCATTCCGCCTTTTGCGCCATGATCAGCGCGTGCGCCTCTTCCTCGGGAACTTCGACAACGCGGCCCTCTTCGACGTGTTGACCAAGAAGACGGGTTGCGCCCGTGATGCGGACGCGGGCTGTTTTGCCAGGCGTAACCTTGATGAACTCAACCGGCATGGTTCCTTCCTCTCCGTTGAACCCGCGCCGAGGCCCCAGGTTCGGGGCTTCGGCGCGGGGTGCTGCGTTCGTTGTTGGGTGTAGGTCGATGTCTTACAGGAGCGGGTTGGCGTCCACGATGGCCGAGAAACTCTCGGGGTGACGCACGTTCACATCGCACGTGTCGAAGGTGGTGACTTCGATCATGCCCTGTTTCTTCAGGCGGTACGGGTCCACGATCACTTCAAGGGCTCCCCACTCACCGATGAGCAACTGATTCCACACGCCAAAGATGCACGAATGCAGAACAGGCGAAGTGCCAAACGTGGGCATCTGATTCGATACCTCGGCGCGGTATCCGTTCACTTCGCCGTTATCCCACACCGGCAGGGCCAGGGTGTTGTTCAGCTTGGCAACCTGCTTCAGTTTGCCGCGCATCGCCGCATCGGTGAGATAGGCCATCGTGCCGATATCGGCGTTGGCGGTTGCCACCTGGGTTTCCTGTTGCACGAAAGACGCATAGGTAAGCGCGGTTCCACCCGTGGCAACCGATCCGATGCCGGTCTGATTCAGGATGCCTTTGGGCTGATTGGACGCGCCCGAACCGTTGATGGCTGCCAGATCGATGGCACGGGCAACAATCGCCATCAGGTCATTACGCACGAGAGCTTCCACATCCACCGAAGACTGTAGCAACAGTTTGCGGCTGAAGCTGGTGGAACTTTGCAGGAGCTTCGGAGACATAGTGATCTGCGCGAACGTCAGATTGGAATCAGCAACATCGGCGCCGGGGTTATCGGCAACCCAGGTTGCGGTTCCGGCGGAAGCCTGTTTCGGGAACGCGATATTGGAAGACAGGCCCGAAAGAACGGTGGCGCCCAGGTCACGAACCTTCATCTTGTTGCGGAGCAGTTCGATCAGCGACACGTACTCGGTGAAGATGGTTTCCGTTCCCTTGGTGGCCGCGGTGGCATCCAGGCCGGCGCGCTGATTTATGCCGTAGGGTGCGCGGCGGTCAAAGCGTTCGTTGTCGGACAACCGCATCCGCACATCCATGGGCACGAAGAACCCATCGCGCCGGGCGGTGCGTCCAAGCTTGCGGCTGAGTTCCTGGCTTACTTCCAACTCGAAACAGTTGCCACCATCGGCGGCCGTGTTGAGGGCGCGCAGGATGGAGTAGCTTTGCTTTTCTTTGTCGGAGAGGCCGGCAACATTGATGTTGCGGACTTCGTTGCTCTTCGCGTCGGCAATCTGGGCATCCAGGACGTGACGCCGAACCGCATCGGCGGAAGTGTTCTCGTTGATGAACTTCTCCGCCTGTTCGCGGGTGATCTGTTGCGGATAGCGAGCCGCCAGAGCGTTGATTTCCGAAACGCGCGAACGTTCCGCAAGCACCGCGGCGTTGTGGTCAACCGCCGGCGTACCGGCGGAAGCAGTCGTAGGGTCCATGCTTCTCTCCTGGGTTGCGGCCGGAGCCGGATTGAGTGTTGCGGTTTCCGCGGCAGCATTCGGGCTGTTGGCCGTAAGACAGCGCGCGGGAAATACGGGTGTGCCGGCCGGAAGTTCGCGGCCCACACCAACGGTGGGATCGGCGGGGATCGGCACGAGCGAACCTTCGACGGGTTCCCAATCGCTAATGCGATAGGTGCAATTACCGTTCTCGTCCTTGGATTCGAGGTCGTAGGCGTGGACGATGTAGCCGCCCGAAGCGTCCACAAGAATCCCGTCCTGCACATCGCGGAACTTCTCTTCGGCCAGGGCCGAATTGCCGAACCGCGCGGTTACGGTCAACTTGCCGTCCTTGATGCCGTAAGACTCGATGCGCCCGATGTGCTGTTGGGTGTTGTGCCCGAACAGCAATGGAACGCCCCGCTTCAGACGATCCTGGCGAATCGATGCCGGCTTGTGGTCAAGGATCTCGCGGCCCCACCAACGATCCACCGGAGTTTCGGACGTGAGCGCAAACGTCACGGTTCGCTTTTCGGCGTCCACGCTCTCGACGGTGGCCGCGCGATGCAACACCGGCAACGCCGCGGGAATCTGTTTCTGACTGTCCATAACTTGACGGTGCGCCAAAAAGAAAAAACCGCGCAAAAAGCGCGGCTCTTTCTGATCATTGACCACTGATCACTGTTTTTACTGCACCTCAGAGACGTTGCAATTCGTGCCATCGTAGGCAACCGCGAGGATGACAGGCTTCGTGGTTCCGGGCGGGATCACGATGCCGCCGGCCAGCGAAGACAAACCCGAACCCACCGCCGGCCACCAGGCACAACCCGTGCCGAAGGTGACGGAGAGCGGTGCGCCCATATCGCGCCACACGGCGTTGGGCGGTCCCGATCCACCCGATTCGGCGGTATACGCGCCGGCGGTGTTCCAGGTTGGCTCAGTGGCGCCCGTGTACCCGGCGGTGGAGACTTCCTGAAGATGACCATTCTCGTCCCATAACACCTGGCCCACGGTCACCGAAGTGTTCGCGGTCCACGATGCAAGAGTGGTGGTAACAGGGATCGTCACCGGGTAGGGCGGAGAAATTACCACAGCAAAAGTGTTGCCCGCGGTCAAGCCGGTCACATTCAGCGTTCGCGCAGGTATGGACGCATTCAAGGGAAGCGTAAAGGCGGAATAGAGACGGTTGGCGTTCGCCAGGGTGACGGTAGCCGCATCGGTAAGCATGATCTGAGCCGCCGGTGGTGCCACGTACATCAACGGCTGCGCAGTCAGATTGGGAGTGTAGTGATCGAAGTTACACACGTTGGCCTGGCACCAGTCGCCGGAATTCACCGCGGTCCCGTGTGGCTGCACGCATTTATAGCCACCGCCTAACATCGTCTTGCCCTGCGCGGCGACGGTCACGGCGTAACAGACGTTTTGCGGATTGCCCAGGCTCACATCGGGAAGAGTGACAGAAAAGGCGCCGGCGGTAACGGGCACGGTGATCGGCTGCGCGGCCGTCTGTCCACCGCCGCCCATTTGAAACGAAGCCGGCGTGCCGTTGGTGAGCGTCGGGGTAAAGGTGATGGTTCCGGTGATCGGCGTAGTCCCGCCGAGCCGGGTTGCCATCACGGTCACGGTTTGCGAAGACAGGGAAGCGGGCATCGCAAAACACAGAAGCAATAAAGGCCACTTCCGCCGGTCCGCGATGCGCGGCAAGAGATCGAATAGGAAGCACCCCCAACCGATCAGGGAACCGATAAGCACGATGCACACGAACGCCACGCCCGCGAAGTTATCCATCAGTTCGATCCCCCTTTCGATTTCTGCGTGCTTCCCTCTTCGGAGTCTTCCGGCGCGTCGGCAACACCCTTCGCGTCGGTTCCCAACTTGAGGCCGTATTTCTTGATCAGGGCTTCCTCTTCGCTCAGTTCCTGCAGCGTGTCTTCGAGGTCGTAGCCTTGTTCGCCAAGCAAGCGTTGCCGGGTGGTGAAGCCGTTCTGCACCCCGAGCGCGTTGGCTTGCTGATCCTTCACCGGGTCCACCCACGGCCACCCGCGCGGATGCCACTTGCACTGTGCGGCCGCCGTATCAATGTCGCGCATGCCCAGGTTGATGCGCCCGGCAAGCACGGCCTGTTCGAGCCACTTTTTGAACACCGGCCGATGAAAGCTTTCGATCATCCACCGCTGGCGTACGCGCCACATATCGCGCTCGTTCAACAGGCCGGCGCGAATCGAAGAGAAGTTGACGCCTTCCAGATCTTCGGCGAGCGAGTTGTAAGACACGCCCAACGATGCGGCGATTCCGCGCTTGACTTCCTTCACGAAGTTGCCGAACGCGGTGTTGGGGTGGTTGGGATCGAACTTTTCGAAGCTCTGACCCGTCACCTGCAGGAAGCCGCCCGGCGTGGCTTCAATGTTCACCGTACCGTCTTCGTTTCGCCCTTCGCCCTCAAACTCATCCGTTCCCTTATCGTTGACGATCACGCCCATCTGACAGGCGCCCACGCGCGCCGCGGTCACTTCGGCTTCCATGTAGCCGCGCAGCATGTTCATCTGGAACATGGCCGGCGCCATCCACGGAACGCCGCGGGTTTGCATGGCGGAATCGAGGCGGTAAGCGTGATGCACCTGTTCTGCCGGGACGCGGATGTGGCTTTGGGCGCGCGAACTCGATTCGTTGGGGTGACGGTTCCACAGGTGGTAGGCCAGCGGCTTGCGGAACTTATCGACTTCCACACCCATGCGGATTTCGGTTCCGGCGGAGGTCTGTTCGAGGAAGAACGTGTGATCCAACTGATCGATGTCAATGAACTGCAGGGCGAAGCCCCACGGGTTATCCGTGGGCTTGTCCAACACCAGGAATTCGCCGTCCATGGCGGCCGTACGGATCAACAACCGTTCCAATTCATCGAAGGCCATCAACCCATCAACCGTGCAATTGCCGCGCTGGCACCACAGCAACCACTGTTCACGGATTTGTTGATTGAGCGAATCGGCCAGGCCGTCACCGCGAAGATTCTTCACCTTCGCCTGGAAGCGCACGCCATGCTTGCCGATCACGTTGGCTTCGCACAGGGAGAGAAACTTCGCGGCGGTGGGATCGTTGTCGGCAAGTTCGCGCGCGCGGGAGCGGAGCTTGCGGAGATCAGTCCACAACTTCTGATCGCGCGAAAGAATCGACATCGCCCAATCGAAGGTGAGGCGGCCCATCTGCGCGGCGGTGAAGGAACGCGCGCCCGATCGCACCGGGCCGGAACGCTGTGCAAGGTTCGCGTAGCTGCGCGCTACCGCCTCGCGGCGGGCTTCGGAGAGATCAAGCGGTTCAATAGTTGTAGCCAAAGCTCACCCCGATGGTTTTCTTCGGCGGGCGCTCGCCGCGCCGGATGCGGAGCGCGCGCACGCGCTGTTCGAAGACGGTTTTCAACTGAAGGATTTCCTGCCAGGAGTAGTGGCGTAGTTCGCGCTCGAAGACGCGGTATTCCTGTACGTCCTGGGTGGCCTTGCCCTGGATCAGCGCGTTGATGTTATCGAGGGTGATCTCATCCGGTTCCCGGTCATCGAAGCCACCGGTTGCCGCCTGAAGATTGGGAAGAACTTCCACCTTGCCTTCGGCGATGGTGTAGCGGTTGCCGGCCTGATCGTTGATGTAGGCTTGCCACCGATAGGAACCGGGCGCCCAGGCCGCGGTGGTTGCCGCGGGAACCGTGATCTCATAGTTCTGCGATCCGGCAACCACCGCCGGGCCGTTCACCTGGAAGTTGGCGAAGCGGTTCACGATGGCATAGGAAAGCGAATAGCCCTGGGTGGGGGGATAGTCGTTACAGGCGCGTTGCCATTGGACAGTATCACCCGCCCTGATCTCCCGCGGTTCGGATTGCGGGGGATCAGGAATGGCAAGCGGATCGAGATCAATCGGAAAGGTGCTCACCCTTCCAACGTGGCTCTTTTTGAGGAAATTACGCCAATTTAGGCGAGATTAAGACGCCGCAACCATGATCTGCGGATCGGAAGGATCATCTTCGAAACACACACCGCAAATCAGCACGGCATCGGGTTTCGCCCAGGCGTTCTGATCGCATTCCGGGCACGTGTACTTCGTCTTGCTGTCACTCTTCGCTTTGGCTTCGGCGGCCAACGGTGACGGCGATTCCCACCGCAACGCGAGGCCCTGTTTTTTGAGGTTGGCATAGGCGCGCGCATACGGGCCATCCTTCACCACGAAGTGAGTGACGTGTTGCCCGGTTTCCTTGCCGCCTGGTTGCCCGGTGGTGGTGGGCTGCAGCCCGATCTCTTTCATCTTCGCGGCCCATTGCCTATCGTGGTAGCACTTGCGCGGCGCGCGGCCGTGCGCCTGTTGCCACAGGTGAACCATTTCGTGAGCCAGGGTGGACAGGATACGCTCGTCGGTTTCGTCGCAAAAGCAATCGGGGTTCATGGCGATCTCATGAACCGTGGTTTTGTTGCCGCGACCGTGGAAGCGTTCGGGCGCGAAATAGCCGCGGGCCTTTGAATGGCGCTGCAGGGTAACAAGCACCTGGGGAAGATTGCCGGCGAAGAGCTTGCCGTTGAAGTAATCGAACGCTGTTTGAAAATCCATGTATTGCTGAGTGGTGATCGTCTCTTTCATCGCGAGAAATCCTCTTCCACGCCTACGTGTTCCAATTTCCGCCAGATCATCCATCCACGCTCGACGCCGGCCCAATACGCATCGGCTTGAACAGTTCCCATCTTGAACCGCTTGGGGAACTCCGTACCCGCGGTGCGCCGGCAAAGACAATCAATCGCGCCGAGCCGATAGACGTTGCTTCGCGGATCGCCGTGCTGCATCGCCTCATCCACGATACGGGCCATCTGTTCACGGTTATCCATCTGGTCATTCCCCCACGATGTGACGCGCGAAGTTTTCCGGGTGATCGTACTCGAAGGGATCGGACCAATCCGGAAACCCGGCGATCCACGCGATTCCCAGGAGCACGGCGAACAGCAGGGCGAACGCCGCAACGTGTTGCATGAAGTTCTTCATGCTTCCACCACCTCGTCTAAGTAGCTCACAGCCTCATCGAGGCTTTGCATGGCGCTGTCCAACGTATCGATTGCCGTCTGTGCTTTGTCACCCTTCTCACCGGCCTGAAAGTTTTCCGGCATATTGTCGTAATACTCTTCCTCTTCGGACTTCGCTTCCATCACTTCATCACGAAGACTGAAGAGTTCTTCTCTGAGTTTTTCGATTCGCTTCCGTCTTGCTGCGTTCATCGTTCCCGCCTTTCATTTTGTATCGTACGATGCAATCTAATAACGCGATGTGACAGCCAGCACTGGCGCATGTTTATTTCAGGAACGCCAACCGGAAATGAAGCCGGCGGGCTTGCGCGGCCGTGGATAGTTGGCAGGACGGGGGCGGCCATTGTCTACCGGATCGGCGAGTTTGGCGGGCGCCGCGGCGGGCTTCGTTTCCGGAGCGGGAACGGGTTCCGGTTTGGGAGTCGGCTTCGGCGCGGGCGCACCCAGGGGAACCTGCTCCACGGGGGGGTTCTGGCGAAGCTGTTCCGTGGTTATATGGCGGTCCAGGTTGCGCTTGATCTTGCGGAAGTTGGGGCGGAGCACGGCCACCGCGGCGCGGGCATACACGAAGCAATCCAGGGCCTCGTTGCGTTCCGAAGTCTTAACCCATTGCATCGTGGTCACGAATTCGCGGGTTGTCTTCACTAGTTTTTCGGCGGTCACCTGGCGGAAGTATTCGGACGGAAGGCCCTCGCTGAAATGGCAATACCCGGCGCCGATCTCCCCCACCCGGAAGGAAGTGAAGATGTCTTCCTTCGCGGTGTCCACACCCACCGTGTACAGGAGAGTCTTGAAGGGTCCGACACGGTTCCCGGAGCTTGCCAGCGGCTTGCCGATGCCCGGCCTGCCCACGATGGCATACCAACGGCGGAGTTCATGTTTGCGGGTGAAGTCGTACACCCGTTCGGTGTGGTGGCCGCCGGAATCGACCAGCACACAGGAAACATGCATCGATACGCCGAGAGCGTGATCCCACGGTTCCAACAGGTATTCGCGCAGGGCGGCCCATGGGCTTTGCGCGTCGGTTTCCGGTAAGGATGGATCGCCGGGGAACACGCGGTGATCGATCACCCACCGTTCATCATCGAGGCCCCACCCGATCACCGAACATTCAAGGCGGTTGTCCTGGGTATCGACGCCGGCGGTCAGGAACAGCACGCCGGGCGGTAGCAGATCCGTGTACGTCTCTTTGCGCTTTTCGAGTTCATGGAGATCGGCGCCGGTCCCGCGGATTTCCCACGTTTCCGCGAGGCGTGTGTTGATGAACGTCTTTTTCCGCTCCAACGAACCTTTGGTGTCGAGCCATTCCTGGATAAGCTTGATCCACTCCAACACGGGCGAATACAGCGCGTTGATGTGGAAGCCGGCCGTCTTGCCATCGTGACTGAGCGCGGTGGCCCGCCACTCCCCGCGGCGGATCATCTCGTGCTTTTCGTGTTCCTGAATGATGCACCCTTCGCCGCACACGTACCACCAATCGATAACGCGCGGCCGTAAACCTTCGCCCAGGCTTTCCGTCTTCCACTTGAGGCGGGGGAATTCGAGCACCTGGTAGGTTCCGCAATGCGGGCAGGGCACGTAGTAGCGGCGTTTGTCGGATGAGTCGTACGCCTTTTCGATGCGGGAGAGGTTCTTGATGCCCGGCGTGGACGCGAGGATGATCTTGCGGTTCCAAAAGGTGGTGGTTCGCTTGGTGGCCAGGTCTACGGGATCGCCTTCCGTGCCCGCGCTCTCATCGTAGCGATCTACTTCGTCGGGGAGCAGGACGCGGATCGGCATGGAGGCCAGGCCCGCGGGCGCGTTGGCGCCGGCCAGGATCAGGACGCCGCCGGGGAATTCCTTGTTGAGCAGGGTATTGCCGGAATCACGGGCGCGCGGGGGCGGATAGAGCTTGCGCAACACCGGGGTGGAACGGATCATCTTGGCGATGCGGTTCTTCGAATACTTCTCCGCTTCCCCGAGGGACGCTTGAACCATAAGCATCGGCGATGGTTCCCAATGGGTGTAGAAGCCGATGGCGTTGTTTTGTATCTGGCTTTTGCCGGTTTGGGCGCCCATCATCATCACGATGGTTTCCACGCCCCGATCCGTGATGGCGTCCATGATGCCGCGCTGGTATTCGGCGAAGTCGGTATGGAACTTGCCGGGAGTGGCGCCGGCTTCGGGGGGAATGAAGGCGTATTCGTCGGACCATTGGGAGAGGGAGAGTTGCGGGCGGGGGCGGTAAATCTCCGCCGCGCGGCGGATGGCGCCGGAAAGGGCGGAAAGGCCCTCGGGAGAGGTTTGGTAGCGGGGGCGGGGGCGGAAGGCTAGCACGGGGACCCCGCCGGCGGGTCCTGGTCGGTGGGGTGTAGGAACGGTCATTCGTCGTCGTCCTGTTGGCCCTTGTGCGCGCCGGCCTCAAAGACGGATTCGACGGTGGCCAGATTGCCCAGGAGCACGTTGGTTTCGCGTTCCAGGATGGCGTAGATGCGGGAACGATCATCCACCCCCAACAGTTGGGTGGAGAGAACGGACGGCAGGGCCTGAATGAGTTTCTTGGTTGCGGCGTTCGCGCTGGTCAGGGCCTTTTCTACGTCCGCAATGGAGGCGGCTTCGCCCCGTTCGCGGGCCAATTGAAGCTCTTTGAGGTCGGCTTCGGCGCGGGTTTTGCGGGCCAGGGCCTGTTCGTAGTCTTCGAGCGGGACTTCCGGGCCATTGGGGTCGGTTCCGGGCTTCCGAGTTCCGCCACTTCCGCCGTTTTGCTCCACCTGATAGGCCACATACCACTTCAGCGTGACGGGCCAATCTAACGTACGGCTGCCGGCCGGGCCTTTCACGGGTAAGCCCTTGTCTTTGATCCAGTTACGCACCCACCGATCCGTGACGCCAAGTAGCTCCGCCACTTCGGCAACGGTAAGTTCGGATAAGTTACGCGGCTTTTCGTCTTTGGGCATACCGGCGGAAGCGGAAGTGATGGTAAAAAGTTCTGGCGCTAGAAGACACGTGGGGTGGCGCGTCACCCTCAACGCGATGGATCGCGGAAGGACCCAAAGCCGAAAGTGACACAGGCCACCATCTATCCATTGAGTTGGTAACTCACATCAAGTGAGTGGCTTACGCTCTCTTCAACCCTCCAAAGCAGCGCGCGGTTGGCCCGTCAGGGAGTGTGGACATCTGGCTACCGATCCCACCGAAGCGTTCGGCACATCATCACAACCCGTAAGTTGTGGCCGTCCCGCAACCGCGCTCTACTCTCAACCTGCCTTCACTTCGCCAATCCGCGCAAAGAATCCACGTGCTCAGCCCACCGGGCAAGCATGTCCCGCCGTTGTTCGGCGTATTCAGCGCGGTTGTAGATGCCCTTCACACCCGGCGGCTTATGGTTCAAACACTTCTCAATCCACTTCTCTTCGAATCCCATCTCACTCAACCTTGTGGTTGCTGTACGTCGCAGATCATGCACAGTGAAATGGGGCAGCCGTACGGCCACCCGCGCAAGTTGTTTATTCAGTGTGCTTTTGGAGATGGATGCCCATGTTCCGCCTGGCGCCGGCAACACACAGCCTTGCGGCGCATCGCCCTTCATCAGCGAACGAAACAGCCGAACCGCGCGGGTGGATAGATAGACGATCTGGCCTTGCCCCATCTTGTCATGGGCCTCGGGGATCGCCCATTCGCCACGGCTGAAATCGATCTCCGTCCATTCGGCCAGGCGCAACGCGCTCTTTCGCACCAACGTCAAAAGAATCAGTTCCAACGCCGCTTTGTACCGGGCTTCGATGGGCGCCCGATCCAACGCGCGCAGAAACACGCCGATTTCGGCCTCGTTCAAAGCACGATCCCGTTTCACGCGCTCCGCAATGTACTTGGGAGATATCTCACGGGCCGGGTTAGCTTCCATCACCCCGCACACAATCGCGTAATCGCACAGCCGCTTGAGGATGTCCCGGATTGCAAGGGCCGAAGATCGCTTGCCTTCGTCGCGCCGTTCGAAGACGATTTCCCGCACGTGATCGGTGTTGATCGAACTCATGGGAAGGTGGCCGATGCGCGGCAACACGTCGCGTTCAAGATAGCGGCGCACATCGTTCGGAGCCAATCTATCTTTGGCAACCACTTCGCGTAAGTAACGCTCCGCAAAGTCTTTAAGCGTAGCGCGTTTCAGCTTCCCCAACTTCGCCTGGCGCTTGAGATCGTCCGGAGAGATGCCCTTCTTGATCGATGCGGCAAGCTCATCTCTTTTCTTTCGGGCTTTTTCGAGCGTGACGGTGGGATATCGCCCCAGGTTGATCTTTCCCGGCTTGCCGTGCAGCCGATAGCGAAACCGCCAACTCTTCACGCCGCTTGGTTGGATTTCCATGCCCAAACCGCGGCCATCGGTGACGGTGTAACGCCGATCTTTGGGCGCGAGTTCGTCAATGTCCGCAACTTTCAGGGATTTTCTTGTTCCCATGTACCCAAAGTGCGCACCCAACGCGAAAACGGGCAACTAATTCCCTTAGAAATCAAAGCTGGAATACTTAATGAGCTAGAAAATCCCCGATTCCCGCAAGTAAACTGAATCCGTGGCCCCGTAGCTCAGCCCGGATAGAGCATCTGCCTTCTAAGCAGAGGGTCGTTGGTTCGAGTCCAACCGGGGTCACCATTCAGACAAAAGAAAAGCCCGGCCGGCGCCGGGCAAAGTGGGAGAACAAGCGAATCAGGCTTCTTCGAGCGCGTTGACTAAGAGCGGTTGGATCGTGCCATCACGGTTGATCCTGTCCAACATGGCATCGCCGGCGGCTTCAGTCCCATCCCATCCCCGCGGCCAGGTATTGGCCGCAATGAGTTCCCGGATGCGCGCCTCTTCCTCAGAGTTGATTAGATCGATTGTTGGCCTACTCAACCGCCGGGCGGCTTCGTTGATTTCAGCCTGAATGCCAAGCACTGTTTTGAGGCCGCACAACCGGGCTTCCATAGTCAAGGGTCCAACCCGCTGTGGATTCGCCGCCGGGGTTCCATCCTTTCGCAATTCGATCTCCGTCTTACGTAAGCGGTTCGCATGGTCAAACGAAAGATCGTGGTACAGCGGTTTCAACCGGGTAAGCGGAGTGAGATACGACCATTGAGTATCACGAATCACGGCCTGTAACGCGGTGTCCCGACTAGCAAGCGGACAACCGATGCACCCGGTTCGCGCGTTCAATTCCTCGGCCTGGGCGCCGCCATAAGCAACAGCAATCGGAATGGTCGGGAAGCCGAGATCCGGAGCGTGAGCCGTGAGCCATGCCCAAACATGGCACACCCGCCAATGAAGCAAGGGAGCAAGTGTGTCCGCAACCGCTTCCGGCGTAGCTTCCTGAAACCATCCCTGACCACATTCGGCGCCGTCACGGCTGCAACTCAAGATGATCCGTGCATCCCGTTGCGCGGACTCGCCGATCCGAACGCCCGTGATCATCAGAAGTTTTTCGCCGGCCCGGGCGCGCAGAGTTTCCAATGCGTGAACCATCGGCTCAATCTTGATCTGGGCCGTACACCACCGAAACCTGTTTTTGGGCGGTGGAACGCCGCGGCCAAGCATGTAGACAAAGAACCGCTCATCGATCTCCGGAAGCACAACCCGCGTGTCTATGCCGCGTTCTCTCAACTCCGCCATTACCTTTGTGGCCGCCACTTGAAGCGGTGGTATCTCCATTCGCGTATCGGCATAGAGCACCGTCAGGCTTTCCGGCGATGGTATCTGTTCCGTTTCGATCAGGTGAGCCACGATGGTCACGGTTGCGCTGGAATCCTTGCCGCCCGAATATGCAATAGCCCAATGCCGGTGTGTCTGTGCGTAAGTTAAAAGCGATTGCTTTGTGAGTTCAATCGCTTCTTTCAGTGTGGTTCGGGCGCCCTCAAACAGAGTGGGAGCAATCATCCGATCACCGCCTCAACCAACGCTTTCGCGGTGTGAGTCGGAACGGCGTTGCCAATCTGTTTCACGATGTCATCCCGCTTGCCGGTGAAACGATAGTGATCCGGGAAGCCCTGGGCGCGGGCAAGCTCACGCGGCTGCAACATCCGAAAGCGGATATCGAGCCGGTAACGCTTCACTTCGGGCTGAATCAGGGCGAACCGTTCTTTAGTGGTGACAGTTGGAACAGGATCGGCGGCGCCGCTCAAGTTCTCTGTGCCGTAGTAACAGATCAGGAACGGTTCGCAGATCCCCACTCCAATCTTCGAAGTTGCGGTGGGCATCGGTTCATCAACAGACTGTGCGGCGCGCGGCGTCTCACCTTCGCCGTGGTTCACCGTGACCATGTACGGCTGAATCAGGGCGGTATGGTTCTCTGTGACCACGGTGGCCAGAGGATCACCGACGCTTCGCGGTTCGCGTCCTTTGCCTTCCGGGCCGCCAGCTTGCATAAGAAATGGTTCAACGAGGGATAGATCACAACTTGTAGCTGTCACCGTCCGAACGGGCTTATCGATGCTTTGTGGCTGATCATTCTTCCGCGGATGTGGGAGTAAGAACGGTTGCACGATCCCGGTGTTGGCCTTCGTTACCACCGTGGGAATCGGCTCATCGATCCCGCGGTTCTTCCCGCTGTCCGATCCCTGCTGATCCCATTGCACGAGATACGGCTCAACCAACCCGTAGTGATTCCCGCCGGCGGTGACGGTGTGTAACGGCTCATCCACCGCCTGGGTGGTCCCGGTTCCGCGCATCACTACGAGAAACGGGCGAAGATTCTCCGCCACACACCGCCCGAGATCGATATCCAAACCGCAAAACCGCTTCAACCCTGCCTGAATCCGTGAGAGCGTCTTTTTCGCTAAAGGCCGCTTGCGATCAAAGATGCTTTGCGAATCCATCTTCCAATCGATGATTTCGCGGGCGGTGCGCCACGGTTGCCTCTGATCCGGGATTAGTTCATTGCGCAACCGCGTGTGTGTCGGCTTCGGCCAGTGAATCTGTTTGCCGCCGCGGCGGGCGATGATGAACAGGCGCCGCCGGGTGGTAGGATCGCCGTAATCCGCACACGTGAGAATGCGCCATTCCACGCGATAGCCCAAAGCTTTCAGGGATGAGACGAACTGCAGGAACAGTTCGCCGCGCTTGGATTTCAACGGGCGGCCGTTCGCTCCCAACGGCCCCCACGAAGTGAATTCCGGCACATTTTCGAGGATGATGTTATCGATGTACAGGGCTTCGGCGAACCGCAAAACGTGCCAGGCCGAAGAGCGCGATTGATCGGACATCGGCTTTCCGCCGCGCGCAACGGAATGATGAGTGCATTCCGGCGAGGCGCACATCACGTCCAACCGGCCGCCGGGAATCAGCTTTCGCGGGTCCACGTTATCGATTCCGGTACAAGCGTGTTGCGCGTAAGGATGGTTGATGCTGTGGGTATCGATTGCAACCTGCCAATGGTTCACGGCCACAAGACTGAGATCAGCCCCGATCTCGTTGGCCGCCATAAGTAAGCCCTGCGATGTTCCGCCTGCTCCGCAAAAAAGGTCTGCTGCCTTGATCTCTTTCTTTTTCACTTTCCGTCCTTCGGGAACATCTTCCATTGGCTGTTATCGAGAAACGATCCGGCGTCTTTCTTGCCCACCTTGTACACCGCCGCGGCACCGTCATTCCCATCAAGCTGGTAGGTGTACAACCCGAACTCCGGATCAGGGCGATCCCGGCCGGCAACGGCGTGAAACGTTCCGTCATACGAAACCAGGCTGTGCGCGCTGCAACGGTGGAACTCCTGATCCACGCGCATCTGACGCGCCGGGAACCATTCGCCCCATTGCTTGAAAAAGAACGGGACGCCGGCCACCTGGCATTCGACGCGTACATCGCGCGCCCAATCGGGATGCATCGGCCTGGCCGCCGATCCGCTCTCCCCGCCACATATCACCCAATCCACGTGCTCGAATGCGCGGCTCAACACCAGGTCAAGCGGTCCCAGGGCGGGTTCGTAGCTCACGAAGAACATGGGAACCGAAGGATGCCGGGCGCGAAGCCGTGCCACGTGCGCCAGGCGTTCTTCCAACCGCGTCTGATCTTCGGCGGTGAATCCCGGCTTGACGTTCGCGGGCCAGCTCCGCAACCACCGATCCGGCATGAACGCTTCGTAGTTGTGCGCGCGCTTGGTCAGGATCAGGAATTGGAGGTTGCTGCAAACATCGGCCTCAAGGTAGAAACGTTGACGCTGATCCCGCGGGCCATCGTCATCAAGAAAATCGGCCAGGGACGCGACGAACACACGGCGCATCACGCCGGCTGCTTTGGACGCGCGGTCCCACTTGCGAAGCTGATTCCAGTTGGCAAGCGAAGTGATCTTGCGCGGCGCACCCGGCCCCCACCCGCCGCCGGTCCAGTTGTAGAGCTTGTTTTGGGTTTCGGCGTAGCAATTCTTACAGCCCGGCGAAACCTTGGTGCATCCGATCCACGGATTGAAGGTGTGATCCGTCCACTCGATTTTGGAATTCTCTCCCATGGTCAGAACTCCGTAGACGCGAAGTAGCGCGGGAACTTGGCGCCTTCGGTGATGAGTTTGTTCAACTGTTCGCGGAAAGAGCGCGGCTTGTATCCGGGCTTTCCAAAGCCCTCATCGTCTTCATCGTGGAACTTGAGACGGCGCATTTCCTTCACACTGAGTTCACGCGGGCAACCGTCCTTGATGTCGATCAGATCATCCTGCACAACCCGATCAAGGCTCATGCTCATGTTTTCCGCGTAGCCGATGGCGGCCTCAAGCGGTGATGCCGCGGCCATCCATTCGCAATCGTTCATCTCGTAGACTTTAACTTCGCTGTCCATCGCCTTCCTTATGCAAACAACGCCATCTGATCCCGCGCCGACACAACCCGGAACGCTTCAAACAGCGGCTCAATATCATCCTTCGGTTCGGACGTGCTCAAAGCTTCGAGCCGCGCCCAGGCTTCATCGGTGTCAAAATCGCCCGCTTTGTCGATGGCATCGAGCAACGCCATGCGCGAAGCTTCCACGTTGGCGCCCAGGTGCTCACAGCATTCGGGGAAGCTCACAAACGGCCATTCCCCGCGCGGCTTCAATGTTTCCGAAGTGGCGATCCAATCGCGGGCGAGCAACGCTTCGTCGGTGGGCCGCGCTTGGGGATCGGCGGCGGGCTTCGGCAACGCCACGATCACGCCGCGGGAGATCGAAGCCAGGCCCAGGCAACAATTGCAATCGATCACCGCCACTTCGATCACGCGGAGATAGAACTGCATCGTAGGCGTGTAATGCCATTGCGGCCGGGCCGCTTGCCACCTTGAGACATCCAACTTCGATTCCGCCATCTTGCCCTCGTGCTACAGAACGCGGCGCACGATCACGCCGGCAATGCCGTACTCATCCACCTTCTCGGTTGCGAACTTCATGCCCTTCAGGAAGGGCGAAACCCGCGTCAATGTGCGGCTGATCGAACCCATGCGCTTGCGCAAGTGATCCACGGATTCACCCTTGGCGGTGACGAAGAAACTATCGCCAACCTGCAGATCCCGCCACGGATACTTCCGCCCGCCGCATTTCCTGTCCGGTGGATCGATCCAAAACTTTTCCATCACTTACCTAACCTGTTCGTCGGGGTTTAGTTCGAATTTTCGGCAGAGTTCACGAGCGTACGTCGAACCCAACGCAAACACAGCCGATACCGCAACCCATCGGGGGTGCTTTGTGCCTTTACGCTGCGCATGATCACGTGCGCCCCGAACAGCACGGCGCAATAAATCTTCGGCGGTGATCTCATGCAGGAAATGCCGGTATTCCAACTCCGCCGCGCAAAGAATCCGCTGGCGCAACTCGCCCGCCGCATGAGATCGGCACGGGCAACCGGGCTTGCATGTGTTCTCTTCGTGTGCGCCATAGATTCCACGCGCATCGAGAATCTCTTCGATGATGTCTTCCAACTGTTCAATCGCCATCGCTTACCTCGGCATCGTGCCCCGATAGCGCGGGGCTTTTTCGTTCACTTCCTCAAGCGAGTGATAGTCCACGTGGTTGTACCGGAAAACCCCATTCGCTTCGATCCGTTCGCGGGCAACCTGCCAGAACAGGGTGAGTTCGGCATGGCGTTCCCGTTCGGCCCATTGCTGTTCTCTCCGCCGGTTTGCCAGGTGCTCAAGCGGTTCGATCAGTTCGCCCAATTCCGGCCAGGCTTTTTCGCCTTCGCCCCGCCGGCGCCGCGCTACCCGGTGAACCACCGCCGTCACATCGGCGTCGGGGAATTCCGAAACCGCCGTGGCGTACATCTCATACGCTTTGTCACTGACAGTCGCGCCCCGCGCTTCCGCCAGGAGTCTCATCAAGCCGAGCAAGGATAGAAGCCGCTGCGCGTCTTGCCGCTTCGTCATTTGCGTCGGAACGTTGCTGACCACCATGCCCAAAGTTGCCATTGCCGCCCCCGTTCGGTCTGGATTGGTTCTGTGCGCGCGTAAGCCAGTTCACGATGAACCGCCGCATTCCCGCCGGCGTCTTGCGGTTGCGCGGGTTGGCCTCAAGCCACACGCTGGCGCGAAGCAACTCCGTGAGCACGTTCACGCCGGGGAACGCATCGGCCCACTTCGCACAGTCTTCTGGCAACACCGGCCATTCCTCGCCGGTCACGGTGGGTATGTACATCGGGTTCCCGTTGGCGTCAAGAGCGGGACTGGGAGCGGGTGTTATCTGCGCGCCGCTTGCCGGCGGGCAAGAGTTGTTGTCTTTTCCCTCTACGTCTTCATCAACGTCTACGTCTACTTCGTCGCGTTTTGTATTGCTTAACGATTCGTTTTGATCTTCTAAACTATTCCATAACGAATCGTTTTGTTTCTGTTGTTGAGCCTGTTTCGCCGCTTTCGCAGCAGCCGCTTTCAGGGTCCGGTCCACGTGCGCCAGGTGCAACGCCTTCGAAGCTTCCCACGTCTCGAATTGCACCCGGTTGTAGACACGGCCGGAACCGTCCGATACGAAATGGGCCATTACTTCCTCGCGGATGGTAGGAAGGTTCTTCCTCTTCCGAGTCCACAAGCACAGTGAACGGCTGTACTTCGCCAGTTCGTTGTTGTCTTCCGGGAGCTTCCCATCGGGCTGTTGGAACTGCGCCATGATGAGGTTGTGAAACGCGCGGTAGCCCGCGTCTGTAAACGCCTGTACGGTGGCTGAGCCTTGCCAGGCGTCAATCTTATGCTTGTACCATTGCTGCCAATCTGAAGCCATTACGCCGCCTTCTCCAGCCACTTCGTATTCAGGTCGATGCTTGCCTGTAGCGCCATCATTCGTTCCACGCGCGGATCGGCTTGCAGGTCCACCGCCGGCTTTTCCCGCATCAGCAGGTTGTACAGCCGTTCCACGCGCAGCGCGTTGTAGGCCGTGACGAACTTCGCGCCGTAGAACTGAATGCCATCCTTGCGGCGATAGCCCAGGCGTTCGGCAAGATCGGACTTCGTGACGCCAAGTTCCGCAACCATCCAATCGATTCGGCGGGTGGTTTCCTTCGCGTTCACCAGCGATCCATCGGAGCGGGCATCGGTGGTTACGCGCATGATCTTCTCTTCGGTGCTTTGCCGGATGCGCTTTTGCGTGCCGTTGGCGATCTTCATTAGCCGAACGTCGCTGATCCCGGTCACGTCCCACACCGCGCGCTTGCCTACGTGCGCCTGGCGGAGCATCAACAGGTGTTCCCGTGCGAATTCCGCGCTCACGTAGTAATCCATGTCGGAACGCTTGCGGCGGGCGCGCTGGTCGCGTTGGTGGGCCGCGTAAGCCGCGCGGCAACCATCACAGCGGCAACCCGTGCGATACCTTGCCGCGGTCCCGTGGGCCGCCTGTGTGTGCGCAGAACGGCCCTTGTAGTTTCCGGGTGCCCAGGGCATCGCTTACTTCTCCAGCCGCATCGGCATCACAACGTAGTCGAGATGATCCCCTTCGGCGGGATCGGCGGAGAACATCAGCGCGCTTTGGTTGGTATCCGGCAAGCAAATGCGGACATCGCCGGATAGGAGCTTGAACAGGTCCAACAGGTATTCGCCGTTGACGCCAACCGAGAACGGCTGTTTGGGTGTACCTTGGCAATCCACCGTCTCGCGGGCTTCGCCGCTCTGTGCGTCCGATCCTTCGAGGGTGATCTCTTTATCGAACGTGAGTTTGACGCTGCAGGAACGTTCATCGCTGAGCAATAGGCAACGTTCCAGGCTTGAGCGGAGTTCGCCGGCCTTCGCCGTGATCACCGTATTGTTCTTCGGCACAACCGCTTCCCAATTGGGAAATGGCCCGGCAAGTTTCTTGTGCGCCACGTGAACCGGAGTCTCACCCGGCAACGCGGCGATGATCTGTTGATCGTCGAAGGTGACATCCACGCCGCCATCGGAGAGCATCGGCAACAGGGCCTTGACCATGCCGGCTGGGATCAGGAGGTTCTTGAGCTTGTCTTCACAGGAGATCGAATAGATCATCATCGTGTGCCCGTTGGTGGCCACGAACTTCAGGTGCGATCCATCTCCCACGGCCAGAATGCCGTTGAGCGTGTAGCGGCTGGCTTCCTTGCTCACGGCGATCTGTGCGAAGCGAAGCGCGCGGGCAACACCCTCCTGGTCAAGCGTGATGGCGCCGCCATTGGCTTCGAACGAAATCTGCGGCCATGAACCAACACCCATGATCGGAAGCACGGCGCGGGCACGGGCGCATTGCAGCGTTGCCCGGCGATCCGTGAGGCTGAGCTTCACTTCATCGCCCGTGAGAAGCTTCGTCCAATCGAGCAGTTTTTCCGCGGGGATCACCACAGGCTTATCGATGGTGGTGGATTCGGGAACCGCGGCGCGGATGGCCAGGTCAAGGTTGGTGGCTTCGAGGATCAGGCCCGCCGGCGTCTGTTCCACCTTGACGCAGGTCAGAATCGGGATGGTGGTTTTGCGCTCGATGGCCGCCGAAACAGTCTTGAGCGCGTGTTTCAAATTGGAGAGAGATACGGTGGCCTTCGAGGGCGCGGATTCCGGCTTGTCAACCGTTGCGGCCTCGGGCTTGTCTGTTACCGCTGTTGCCATGCTTGCCTTCTTTCGAGGGTTGAGGGTTTACGTTGCGGGGGAGGGCCGGTGGTTTAGCGAATCGGCGCCGGGATATCGGCCCCATTGATCTTTCGCTTGAGCGAAATCGCTTCGCCGTCCTGCTGTTCCAGGCGGTCTTCATCGATCCAACGGCCTTCGGTGAAATCGCCTTCCTTCTTGACGGGCGGCTGTACGAGGTACTGAGAGCAACCCGTGATGTAGGTAGTGAAGCCGGTCACGGTTCCGGTGAAACCCGTGATCTTGTCTTTTACCTTCAAGCCGAACTGAATGTTCTGTGCTGCCATGTCGCCTTCTTTCGAGGGTTGAGGGTTGTGGTTGAATCAAGCCGCATCGGGAACGATCAACAGTTCCATCTCGATCAGCTTTCGTGAGAGCCGGTCCAATGCGGCCGGAAACTTGTAGGCCATCGTGCGCGCGGCCATCCCCAGGAGCTGCGCGGCTTCGGCCTGGGTATACTCCTGAATCACCACGCGGTTGAGGATGTCTCTATCCAGCGAGGGGAGCTTTTCGATGGCGCGTTCCATATCGCGCACAAAGATCACCGCGTCTTCGAACGAATGGATCGGGCGGCTTGAAACCCATCCGCCATCGTTGGGGTTCTGCAAGGTGGATGCGGTTCGGCTGGTTTGCATCGCGGCGTAGAAGTAACGCCGCAACAGGCCATGCGCCTGGGAGCGGTAGAACTGTACCGCCATCTCATCCACCATCTCGGGGATCGTGAGCTTCTTTTGCTTTGCCACTACGCACCTGCCTCGGCCAACTTCCAATTGGCGAACTTGCCTTTGCGGGTGGGGCGCCCGCGCATCTTGCGGGTTTCTGGCGTCGGGAAGTTCTTGAGCAGCGTTTCGCACGCGGCGCAATAAGCGGATTGCTGAGTGACAGGCCGCGTGAAGATCGAACCGCACGCCTCGCAGATTTTGAATTCCACCGAGATATCGGTCACAGCGCGGCCACCTTTCGTTCCGCGCGGCGCGCATTGTTGAGCGCGTGGAAGCGGCGAAGAAATTCCACTTCGGCCCGATCCGGACCCATGGGGTAGATCGTCTTCGGCAACACGCCGTCATGCCAGGTGGCGCCGTGCATCAGGTCCCGCATTTCGGTGTTGAGCAGGATGCGATCAGCGGCCTTCACCGCCGGCGGTTCCGGGCCGCACAGATCGAAGCGGTGGGCGATGGCTTCCATCAGGTTGTGTTCGAAGCCGCGGTAGATATCGCCGATCCCCGGCGTGCGCTTGATCGGGCTTGGCATGTCGCACAGGTACGCCTCGGACGCATCGTGCATCAGGCCCCACAGCGCGATTTCGCGGGCATAGGGAACGCGCATCGATGCGGGCCAATCCCTTACCGCGGTCATGGCCAGGCGAACCGCAAGGGTGCTCACGTACAGGCTGTGTTCGGCCACCGAATAGAAGCAATAGGTGTGCCCGGTGAAGCGTGCGACCAGGGAGAGCGCGTGCGCGATATCGTCAATGTCGATATCTTCCGGTTGCGGATTCAGCGGCCAGAACTTCCGGCCGGTATAAGTGCGGATGTAATTCGAATCGGTGCGTTCGATCTTGGTGGCCTCGGAGATCATCAACATGCCAGGGCTGCCTTTCTTTCTTGCCATGCCAGGCGCACGCTCTCGGCGATCTTTGCCCGGTGGTGTTCGGGAAGATGGTTGCTATTGCGGGCGCGGCGTAGCTTCGGCCTTCCGCCCGCGGAACCCAACATGAGGTTGTAGCCGTTCTCAACCGTGTTGAATTCGCGGATAAACTTGCGTTCCATCTGATTCAGCCGGCGTTGGCAATCGGCTTCGCCCAGGCAGACCACTTCGAAGACATCAAAGCCAAATTGGCGCATGTCCCGGTAAAGCGGCCAATCGTAGCGGCCGATGCGCGCTTCGGTTCGGTGCTGGCGCCAACGGGCCTCGACGGTGCGCGTGGTTTTGCCCACGTAGCACTTACCGTTGACTCGATTTCGAAGCAGATACACGTTCATTGCGCTTTCCGTTGCCTTCGCGTTGCCGCATGAGTTCGGACACCAGGCCCGCGGTTTCGAGTTCAAGCCGGTGCATAATGTCCCGGATGGGCATCTGTGGATCGGCCGCAATCGCGGAATCGAACACGAAGCGGCCATCATCGTCAGGTGCTGCGCCGGCGCGAACAGCCACCACGAACAGGGCGCCCGAACCTTTCCTGATCCACTCGCACGCGCCCTCAAGCGAATGCCGGCTGGTGAGGTCCCATTTGCCGTTGTTGCTCAC